TCGTATATTATAATACTCCTGAGACATTTTTGCCAAAATTTAAGGGTTAATCTGTCCTGAGTCTATAATAAATTGAAATAGTCCTTTGTCGGTGAGCACATGTTTGTACATATCGTCAAAGACTTTTGGCGGTATGGTGCAAATATGTGCACCGGCTTGAAATGCTTTACCAACTGTAGCAGCATCACGTATGCTGGCAGCTAGTATCTTTGTATCTGTTCTATTATGACAGAATACTTTAGCTATCTCACGAATCAGTCCTATGCCATCATGTCCGTTGTCGTCTAAACGTCCAACAAATGGTGACACGTAGGATGCGCCTGCTAACGCACATAGAATCGCCTGTGACACGCTAAACACCAACGTCATGTTGGTTCGTATGCCCATATAGCTAAGCGTCTTACAAGCCTTTATACCTTCAGGTGTGCAAGGTAGCTTGATAGTAGCCTCAATCGGCCACAGCTTACCATATTTGATGCCATTCTCTATCAGTTGGTCAGCAAACTGTCCGTTTACTTCTATTGATAGGTCTTTGACACCTATATCTTGTATAAGATCTGCGTATATGTCGTCAGGTTCTTTTCCACTCTTCTTTATTAGCGTAGGGTTGGTGGTCACCCCAGATATAACGCCAGAACCTAGTCTGGAGTCAATCTCTTCAATGATCGCTGTATCAAGAAATAGTTTCATCTTCGTCTTCTGGGAAGTATCCTATAGTATACCCACCGTCTTCTGTTTCTTCAATAACTGCTTTGTACACTGGCTCTGACAGCTCGTCCATTTTTGAATGGTAGTCGTCGATAGCCATGTCAACAGTTTGTTGAGTTTTTAAATTAATCCATCTATTCTCTAGACCGATTAACATTCCTAGTATTAACCAGTTAATGGGTGGGAAAGGAGTCTTTAAACTCTTATATAACTCTTTAAAGTGACTTATCTTTAATTTATCAGTTGTAGTAGGTGTATTAGGTGATATCATAACGGGATATCCAGTAATAAGTGGTGTGTATTGGGCAGGGAGAGTCCACCCTTCTCTCCCTAATAGGATGCCATCGGTCTAAACCCAGTTATATCCAGCTTTACCTCCAGCCTTTCCACGCGCCTCTCTGCGCTGTTCTACGTCTAATCCTAACACTAAATGGTTAGTCATAGCCTGTGGGTCGTCTATAAACTGCTCTAACATATCGTTCCATTCTTCTCTTTTCTTTAGATTGATCTGTTCCTGTGCTGATATACCAAAGGCATCTAGGTAGTATTTTACACCTTGTGCCAGACAATCTAACCTATCATCGTGTTTAACTGCAAACTTCTGCCTACACATACGGCTCATTTGATAGAACAGCATGTATAAAAGCCTTTCTTCTGGAGCTGCGTCTCTGTTGGAGTTATAATCCCATTCGATGACAGACTTGTTAACAACCAGACGGTGCTGGTTAAGAATAGGCTCGAGAGTATCAATAATCCTGTCTTCTTTTCTAACATTTGCTCTAACTTCCTCTACTAATATACGTTGTTTTGTTTGTTGTAAGTGTTTTTTAAACAGTTCAGCAACTATACCGTCACCGAAGTTAGATTCTATAACGAGTGTATTTACGTTGTATTTTTTACAACCTTTTAGTATGTCCAACAAGGTGTTGTCGGAGTACCCATCCCTGTAGGCACGCATTTCGTGTAAATAGAGAAAGCCATTTTTCTGCGATATGTAGGCTGCTGCTGTTTCGTCGGCTCCTCTACCGGAGGGGTCGACTGAGCAGATGGTTTCTTGGTATTTAGTCCACTCTCCTTGTTGCTGCATGGGACTATAGAAGTAGTCTCCCGGTAAGCCAACTGTTGGGAGTTCTTTGAGTACGTTTCTAGGGTCTGAGCACCATATAATATTGTCGGGTGCTTCAGTAGGATTAACACTTGTAACAATAAGATCAGCCATCTTAAGAGGAAACTTCTCTGCGTCACTAAGTGACGTATCGAGCATGAACTGGAGTGCAAAGTTGCTTCTACCCATTGAGGCTTCTCTTTCAACGAGATCGTCATCATCAAAACGATCAGGGTCAGTGCAAGTAAGTGGTAAAGCTCCATTATCTATATCCTCTTGTAATTGTGGTGCTATTAATCCATCGTACGGTGTTGTATCTTTTGGGAATCTTGCCGGCCAAACAAATGGTCTGTAATTCCGCTCTGCCAGCTTACGATAAACAGTAAAAGTAGTCTGAGGAGTCCCGAGATACATAATACGGCTATCGTCTTTCGGCGTAAGGATTGATTCGGCTTCTGTGCAGAGTTGAAGTAACTTTTCACGCATCAACTCCGTCATGCTGTTTCCCGGTACTTCTATGTCGTCCAGAATCATTAGGTCTGCTCTGCTTCCCGTTAGCTGACCAGTAATACCAACACTTTTGACTGATGGTGCCTGATGAGGTGAACATAGAACGTCGAAGGAAATTCTTGACCATCTCGCGTCGTCGCTCTTTGGTTGTAGGTGACTTAGCCATGGTGTTTCTATAATAAGTTTCTGTAAGAAGATACTCATGTTGTCAGCTCTTTCCTTAGAAGCTGATATAATCATTATCTTCTTTTCTGCGTCATTAAACAGAGTCCACAAAACAAACGCTCCAGTAATCCAACTTTTTCCGACTCCTCGGAAGGCTTGAATCTGTAAACGTTTTGGTCCGTTTTGTAAATAGTCTGCAATGGCGTATTGTGCCCTCGTAGGTGAAGGCAAGTCAAGCTGGTCCCACAGTGCTTGTAGAAACAGCTTGAAATCGCCCTGTAAGGACGTTAAAACGTCTTTCATGTATAAATTAGTTAGCTTTTAATTTAGCAGCTACTGATGGTCTTCTAGACATCTCTCTGTAAATAAATTTCTGTATCTCATCCATCTTTTTGACGTATTCTTGTAGATACTTCATTCTTGTTTTAAGAGGTGTATTTTCATCAAACAGAACCTTTTGGTATTGTAAACCAATCTTTTCCATTTTTCTATGAACCTTTTTATGTATGCTAAAAGTTAAATTAACTTTATTTCTTGGGTCGTTACCAGTAAATAAACCGTAACGTCTGCCTAAATGTTTGTAAACTGCTGTTCTTTGTTCTAGATTTAAACCATTAACAATACGTGAAATTAGTTTAATCATGTTTAAATGATGGGCTTCATATGTTTCACCATCCTTTGGAGGTTTTAAATATGAGTTCCATTTTTTCATTTGTTTTTTATCTAAGCTCTGTTCTTCAATAGCCAAAGCTCTAGAGTCAGTACCTTTTATTGACTCATTTAACTTATCAGAGACACTACGTATAGCAAGCCTACCAGTTTTCTTATCTTTAACATCACCAAAAAATCTTTCACCTTCTAACTCAGCATACAAAGATGACTCTTGAGGTAAACCTGTTTTCTGCCATTCTTGCTGATAGTTTCTATAAAGAGTTTGTGGTGCGTCACCAAGTTTACCGGGTTTTCTTTTAGGATAGGCTAGAGTAACGTTATCTAACCCACCTCGTTCTTGTAAATCTTTCGTTAACCGTGCAGTTAACTCGAATAAAGGCATAGAGACATCAATACTGCCTCTAGCCCTCATACCGTTTACATGCGTTTCTACAGCTTGCTCTACTGGTTTCACTTTCGGTTTTAGTACTATTTCAGGTTCAGGAACTATAGACTTAGCTACAGCTTTAGCCTTTGCCCTTTGCCCTTTTACAGAATGTTTTACCAGTTGGTCAATCATTTACTTTCTCAATCTTTTTCTTGCCATTTCTTTAGCGCGTTCTCTTGCTCTTTCTCTATTTTCAGCTCTACGTGCACCTACAGTACCACGTTTAGCTAAGTTACCTTTTCTTGTTTTTATAAACTTTGCAGGAAGACCTGATCTTCTAACTTTTTTATTTTTATTGTTTTTAGTATCACTAACTTGTTCTTTAGCTTGAGTAGATAACTGTCTACTATAAGTTATTGGTTTTTTATTCTGAGCTTCTAACTGTAACTTTCTATTTGCTGTAGGGCTTACTCTAAACTCAGATAAACCAGTGTTACGTTTT